ATTCTCGGTTGTAAGTGTAATGTTACCAGCAGTTTGGTCAAATACAACTGCTGGGGAAGTCGATACTTCGCCTTCCAAGATTTCGTTGATTGCGTCTTGATCGTAAATTTTCGCAATACCCCAAACTTCATCGCCTTTAATGTAGGGCATTAAAACGCTGCCTACAGCGCGATTTTTAAATTCTTTTGTGGTTAAAACTTGCGTTTCTGGATGATCCATAATGACCATCAAACCGTTGCAACGCTGTAAAAATTCATTGTTTAAATATAACGATGGATCGCGCCAAACGTGTTCGCCAATGCTAGAACGGAAAGCAAGTCCCGTACCTGTAATACGAATAGCCAATAAAGCAATATTGGCGTACATTTGCGGACTTGCTAAAAGACCTTCAGAAATTAACTTGGCTACGTCGGTTTCTGTCTTAGCCATTGCAATTTTGAAGGCTTTTTCTAAGCCGGGGTGAAGCGGCATTGGGGGTACGGTTGGACTACACCAATCGTAACCTGTTGATTCGTAATTTAATTTTACGTCTTGTTTGACATAATTATGGGCTACATAATAGCAAAACTGTCCATCATCAAACAAAACTTCTAGTTCGCCTTTGTAGTCAATACCAGTTTCTTCTAATGTTTCTCTACGAGCTGTTTCTTCAAGAGTTTCTTCGCCTTTTTGATGTCCGCCGGGAATGCACCAAGTACCGGGATAATCACCACCACCCATACCGCGACGAATCAATAAAACCTCTTCGTCAGGTGTAATAAACATAATTCCCGCAGCTCTACCTTGTGCGCCGCCCATGTTATCTTCGGGTTTTACTTGCGCTGGTGGTTGTGGCACTAAATCGCTGTTTTGTTCAATCGTTTCATTTTCGGCATCTGGTACGCAATTAGGCACTTTTTTGCCGTTTTTTTCTTTCATGCCGTACTGAGTGTAGCCTTCCCAGCAAGGATCTGCGTCGTTTTTATCTTCTACGCCAAAACGGGGTACAACCTCAGAATCCGCGTCTTGTTTTAATTCTTTAATATGCTGGGCAACCTGATAGAGCTTTTCGCCAATATCTTTGATTTGTAGCTTTTGCAACTCATGGCTTAATTCGCCTTTGCGAACCACAATATTGCTGTCAGTTTCAAATTCTTTTGGAGTTAAAAGGACGGGCGCGGATACTTCTCCGTCGCCTTTAAGCATATTTGCTTCCATTTCCTTTAATAGCAGTTCATTTAACCATTCCAGATCATTTTCATCATTATCTGTGGAATGCTTAATAAATTCTTTAGCTACTTTTTGGGGGATGCCAATATTCGATTTGCCCGATGCGGCGGCGTACATTGCTTTACGTTGCTTTTCTGACTCGAATGGCATAGGTTAAACCCTAATAAATTTTCTTGGATTGTAACGCTTCTTTGCCTTTTTGTGTAACCATTTCTTCTGGCAACTGGCTAACTCTGTACAAATACTTATATCGACACCGACAATAAACTTCTTCGCCGGGTGCTACCACATTGTCAGTATACCCGTTTTTGGGTTTTACATAATTATCTTTTACAGCCCAACTACCACGGATCAAATAAATATTTTCATCTAATTCTTTGTGATCTTCGCGATAGTTGTAGTTGGCTTGTCGCCAATTGCTATGCCATTTTGCTGCAATTGCACCATTATCAACAGCTACTATTTCGTTAATGTTGTTAATTAATTTGTGAGTTTGGTCGATAATGACGCGGCGTTCTTTAAACGGCAACATCCCCAACTCTTTTTTAATCTGCTTTTTCTCTTCCCGTTTATTAACATCTTTGTTACCGCCGGGTGGAATAGCCGTAGCCCAACCAGAGAAGCGACGCAACATATTGCTAATCGACTCTTCTCGGTTGTATTTAATCAAATTAATTGATGCCATGATGCGGCGATCTAATTCGGCTTGTAGTTTGGGTGTCAGTTTGGCTACCGTAAAGCGACTAACATCCTTGTTTACAAGTCCGCCTTTGGTCACTAGACGGTCAAAAGCACTGCGTAAAGAGCGTTCTAATTCTTTTTGCAGTTGTTCTGGCGTAATTAATGATTTTACAGCCGCTTTTTTGAGCTGTTCCGTCCAGTATTTGAGCCTTTCCTGATTATCAAACCCGTAAGTTATGAAATCATTGATTGCCGCCGTGAGGACTTCGTAGAAAGTCACGCTTAGTCCTTAGAGGGTGGCTCGGTTGGGGCTGTCAGTGGGGTAGGGGGTTCATAGTCCATGATCTCTTCAATGTCAAGCTGCATGGATGAAGTAAACAAATCTCCCATTTCGGAGATGTTATCTTGCGCCCATTGGATTGCGCGGGCGCGGTTTTCTGGGTTAATTACTGGCAACAGAGTGCGAAGCATTTCAGTCATGCCTTTGAGTTTGACTTCTTCGGTCTTGACCAATTCGCTTGGGGTTTCTTCAATCATTGAATCCCACATTGGAGTGAACGCATTTTTCCAATCGTAGAATGCTTGTTCATACGTCTTGTTAGCATACAGCTCGGGATACTTGGTTTTGACCGCTTCGTAAAACTCTTTGTTCCAAGCGCGGTGCATTACGATTTTGTCAAAGAACTCAAACAGGGAGCGCATATCGTTACGCAAGCTAGTGACGTATTGGGCAATCGCAATCGCGTCTTGGCTACCTTCTGCAAAGCTATTAGCTAAGGCTTCGTCTTTTAGTAGAATGGCTGGCACGTCAGTTGCCGCAGCGATGTTGGCAATGATGTTGTCCCTTGCCGTAGTCATGGCGGTGTCGGTGTTGTTCAAGTCGATAGACTCGATGTCCTCATCAATATCAATCGACAAGACGTTACCTGTTACGCCTTGTTGCAAGTAGCTACGTTTAATGCCAGAAGCCGTTTGCATCAAGCGATTAACAATTGAGCCTGATTGCTTTTGCTTAATGACCAGCAGCCCTGCCTTGAAAGTGACCAAATCGTCAGTGACCATAGACTGAACGAAGGATTTTAAGGGATACAGGGCGCGTTGAAATACCGAACGACCTGTGAAACCAAAACCAGATGGCTGGAAGCTTAAATAAATCGGCGTATTGTTAAACACAATCTTGCTGCGACTTGGGTGGTAGGGTTGACCCGCAGCCGTTATATACGCTAATGGCTTTTGAAAGTCTGGCGCGTTTGGGTTTTGGTTGGTGACGGTTGAGCCAGCAAGGTTTAACGGGTCAAGTTTGTTAAAGTACAAATTCAAATACGGCAACTGCCAAGGATCAATTTCTTTGTCTGTTGGGATGCCTTCAGCCCCGTACACCACGGCAGACACACCATATACACGTTTGAGAAAAGTCACATCGCGAATAATGTTGGTAGCATCAAGGTTATCCCATTCATCATTAAATGCTTTAATCAACATTTCTTTTGGATGGCAATCTATTGAAATGATGCGTGGCTTGGATAGCGCCAATACGATGGGCTTTTCAATAATCTTAGGGGCTAATGGGTGATACTCGAAGATTGCCTTACAAGTCTGGTATCCAGCAGGAGTACCCGGCTCAATGTAATCCGTCTGAAGAAAATCCATCAAAGGAGAGGGTAGGGCTGTATTGGAGATCGTTATATCAGACATAGATTATTCCTAGTGATCCGGATATTCTCGGTTACTTTTACTTCTGTTTAAGGTTGCATCTAACAATTGTAAATTAGACCAACAATGTAGTCCACACACATTTTTACCTCGTAAGGGTATCACATGATCGACTTGAAAACCGTATTCTTGTGCTTTTTTATATACAAAAGCAACTTTTTCTTTTTCAAACCAAGGGGGCGTAGCTTTTAATTTTTGGGCAACTCTTTTTGCCGTTACAGCGTTTGCTTTGTCTGGGTTGTTTTTTGACCATTCTCGGGTTCTTTTGTTGCATTTTTCCCTATTTGCAAAAAAGTATTTTTTGGTATATTCCTTTTGTTTTTCGGGGTTTTTTCTGTGCCATTCGTATCCAGCGTGTTTTTTTCGTTCTTTATTTTCATTAAACCATTTTCGATTTAATTCTTTATGTTTTTCTAAATTTTTTTCGCGCCATTGTTTGTTTTGAGATAGTTTTTTATTTTTATTTGCTGCATACCAAAGTTGTCCGGCTAAATTTACGCATTTTTTACATTGTGGATGAAATCCACTACTATGACTTAGTCTTATGGAAAATTCAGACGTTGGCTTTAGTTCGCCGCATTTGGTACAATTCTTTTCAGTCATTTGAAACTTGTCCTTTCAAGTTGATTAGAAGCGCCATACAGTTAGTAGCTGTGTGGCGTTTTGTTTATTATATCAGAATCCATATTTATTACCCAACCCTATGGCGACTCCATAAACATAGCAATCAAGCAAATCGTTTGATTTTTTATTAATGTCTGGGTCACCTAATCTAAACCCAGCCATTTCCGTAAGTAAATGGTTTCGGGTAGCACCTTTAAACGGTACGGTTTTGTAATATGCATATTCGCTCATTTTTATTTTTTCTTGAAAATGATACCCAGAAATGCTTACGGCGCGGTCATCTTTCCCTAATTGAGTAAATTTAGAATCTATGGCTCGTACATTCCACCCATTATTAATAGCTTGTTGCAACAGCACAATCCCAGAGCCTTTTTCTTCAATAAAGGTAGAAGTTACTCCATAAATAGCTTTTGTTTCTTTAGCTAATTCTTCTAACCGAGAAAATACCGAGGGCAGCCA